TGCAATGGCAATGATTTTCGGATAAGAATAACAAATAGGAATAAAAAATTATGGCAAATCCAAATATAGTAGCAGTAACAAATATTTTAGGTGGTAACTTAGGTTGGAACCTATCCGCTACAGCAACTACAACTTTAATGACAGTAGCTGCAGAAAAAATTGTAAAAATAAACAGAATTACAGTTGCCAATGTTGATGGTACAAACGCAGCAGATGTTAGTTTATTTGTTGATGGTTTAACAACAGCAGGTGCAACTGGAATCTCACCGACAGGAGCTAGTGCAACAGTATACTTAGCAAAAACAGTTTCGGTTCCAGCTGACGCAACGTTAGTATTATCAGACACACCAATATATCTAATGGAAGGTGACATTCTTAAAGGTGGAGCTAGTGCAGCGTCTGATTTAGATTTATTTATTTCATACGAAGTATTAGACGACGCATAGGGAGGTAATTAGCTATGGCAAATGGCGGAATTATCGGACCAGTCAACACAGTTAACCCAGCATCTTGTGCAGCGGCAAAAGTAACTACATTTACATCTTCAGGAACTTTTACAGCAGCAGCAACAGTTGATGCAGATTATTTAGTAGTAGCTGGCGGCGGAGCTGGTGGAAGAAATTATGCAGGTGGTGGTGGTGCTGGTGGATATAGATCTTCTGGTTTTGGTCCAAGTCCATTACAAGGATCAGCAGTTCCAGTAACAGCTGGTAGTTCGTATACAGTTACAGTAGGTGCAGGTGGAGCACAAAGGTGTTCTCAAAGTCAACCAGGTCTACCTGGTGCTAATTCAGTTTTTTCAACAATAACATCAACAGGTGGTGGTGGAGGTGGTGGTGGAGATAATCAATTTGGAGGTGGTCCTACAGCAGCAATAAATAGTGGTGGTTCTGGGGGTGGTGCAGCTGCAGCAAACCCAGCATATCGTACAGTAGTTGGAATAGGTAATACTCCTCCAGTAACTCCTCCTCAAGGTAATACTGGTGGTGTTGCTTCTAGTGCACCAGTTTATTTTGGTGGTGGTGGAGGTGGTGCCGGTGCTGTAGGTACTGCAGGTGGTCCATCAGCTGGCGCAGGTGGTGTAGGTTTACCAAATTCAATTACTGGTAGTGCAGTATTTTATTCTGGTGGTGGTGGTGGAGCAGGTGGATCAGGAGGTCCAGGGGCCGGAGGTAATGGAGGTGGTGGAGCAGGTTCAAATGGTAGTGCTATTGGTACAGCAGGTACAGCAAATACAGGCGGCGGTGGCGGAGCTGGTAGTCAAGGAGCTGCTCCTGCAGGTGCAGGAGCTGGTGGGCCAGGTGTAGTAGTTATTAAAGAACCAACATATCCAGTTCCAAAAAGTGCACCAGGTGTTTGGTCAATGAACAATGTATTTGATTTAGTAAAAAGTGGTAAGTGGGGTGGTTTTAATATAGCAAGTGTAGAATCTTTAGTAGTAGCTGGTGGAGCTTCTGGGGGTAATGGTATTGCAGGAGGTGGTGGTGGTGGAGGTTTTAGAACTCAGACAACTAATATAGAATTTGGAACTTATGCAATTACAATTGGTGGTGGTGGAGCTATTGGTTCATTCCCTGGTAATGTTAGAGGTACTCCAGGCGGAAATTCAGTTTTTTCAACAATAACATCAGCAGGTGGTGGAGCTGGTGCAGGTTATAATAGTACAGCAACCGCTGGTGGTTCAGGTGGTGGAGGTTCAGGTTTAGGTACACCTTCATTAACTGCAGCTGCTGGTAATACTCCTCCAACAACTCCTCCTCAAGGGAATCCAGGTGGAAATGGAATTCCTGGTGGTAATAGAAGTGGTGGTGGTGGTGGTGGAGCTGGAGGTGTAGGTAGTCCAGGAAATAATGGAGTAGGTGGTGTAGGAACATCAAATTCAATTACAGGAGACGTAGTAGGTTATTCTGGAGGTGGTGGTGGTGGATCTGACAGTAGTGGTGGACCAGCATCTGATGGTGGTGGAACTGGTACAGGTGGATCTGGTTCAGGAACTGCTGGAACAAATAACACTGGTGGTGGTGGTGGAGGTGGTGGAAATGGAACTGCTGGTGGAGCTGGTGGTCCAGGAATAGTTGTTGCAAAATCAACAACAGGTTTATCAGTAACAGGTCCAACATCAAATTCAGTTTTATATGATGGTACAAATTATATAGCCATTATGAAAGCAGCAGGAAATTTATTAGTAGGTACAGCAGGAACATTTGTTCAAGCAGATTATTTAGTAATAGCCGGTGCTGGTGGTGGAGGTGGTACAACTGCTCCCACATCTGGTGGTGGTGGTGGTGGAGCTGGTGGTTTTAGAACATCTTTTCCAGGTGGAACAAAAGTTTATTTAGCAACAGGACCAAACATAGTTACAGTTGGTGCGGGTGGTGCGGGTGGTGCGGGTGCACCTACAAATCCAGCTACAAAAGGATCACCTGGTTTAAATTCAAATATAGGTACAATAACTTCTGATGGTGGTGGAGGTGGTGGTGGAAGTGCTTGTAATGGTAGTGGTCAAGGTAGTAGTATAGGTTTAGCTGGAGGTTCTGGTGGTGGAGCTGGTGCTTGGAGTGCCAATAATGTTGCTGGTGGAGCAGGTAATACTCCTCCTAGAAGTCCTTCTCAAGGTAATGCAGGATCACCAAGTAATACAACAGGAGCACCTAATTATGGTTCTGGTGGTGGTGGTGGTGCAGGATCTGCTGGAAAAACAAACAACTCACCTACTAGAGGAGCAGATGGAGGAGATGGTTTAGCAAATAGTATTACAGGATCCGCAGTTACAAGAGCTGGTGGTGGTGGAGGTTCAACTCTTCAAGGAGGAACAGCCGGATCAGGAGGACCAGGTGGTGGTGGAGCAGGTTCAACTGGGTCACCTGGTGGAAACGCAGCAGTAGCAGGAACAGCTAACACTGGTGGTGGTGGAGGTGGAACTACTTATCACCCAGCAACTGCATCAGGTGGTTCAGGAATTGTAATAGTAAGATTTCCAGCGGCAGCAGCACCTGGAAATTTAGCAGTATCTCCTGGAGCTAATAGTTTAGCAACGTTATCTCCTAGTGGTGATAAATTAGCAACATTTAACGTATCAGGAACATTGACAGTATAGAAAAAAAATTATATAAACAAAACTTAAGGAGATAAATAATATGGCACATTTTGCAGAACTAGATAACAATAACGTAGTACTAAGAGTAGTAGTAGTTGGTAACGATTGTGTACCTTCAGACGAACACATAGATGGTGAAACATGGTGTGTTAATTTTTTTAAAACTCCAAATTGGAAACAAACTTCTTATAATCACAATTTTAGAAAACAATATGCAGGTATAGGCTATGTTTATGACAATGCAAAAAATAAATTTATAAGTCCAAAACCTTATGCTTCATGGGCACTAGATGCTAATGATGATTGGCAAGCGCCAGTAACTTCTCCAACAGTAACTACTTATGGAAGTAATGATCCACTAGATATGTATAAAATTACTTGGGATGAAACAGGTCAAAAATGGACAGCAGCAGATCACGAAGATCCAGAAAATAATTTTAATTGGGATGCATCAGCACTAGCTTGGGTATCCGCATAAGGAGAACTAAGATATGGCGAGTCCTTCAAACAGCTCACAAAACGGCGGGATAATAGGTGTAAGTAATGCATCTACTCCAGCTGCTTCAATATCAGCAAAAACAACTTCATTTACAGCATCAGGAAATTTTAATGTCCAATGTGCACCTAAAGGTGGTACACGAACAGGATCTGTTTTAGTTATAGCAGGTGGTGGTTCAGGAGGCAAACAAATGGGTGGTGGTGGTGGAGCTGGGGGACTTAGATTATTATCATGTCAAACTTTTTCAACATCAACTATACCTATAGTAGTAGGTGGAGGTGGAGCAGGAGCAGGTGGTCCCGCTCATCCAAGTGGCCCTGACGAAGGCCCTGGAAATGTAGGTGTTGCTTCAAGTTTTGGAACTCCAGGAAACCCTGATTATATTTTATCAACAGGGGGTGGAGCGGGAGTTCATCAAGCTACTTCTATTACAAATGGAAGAGGTGGTTCTGGAGGTGGTGGGACAAATTCAACTCCTGATAGTGAGTTAAGTTCTAATGGTAACACTCCCCCAACAAGTCCCGCACAAGGAAACCCAGGAGGAAATAATCCTGGACCTAACGGCGGAGGCGGAGGTGGTGGAGCAAGCGCAGCAGGTTCTAATGCTAATAGTAATACTGGTGGAGCAGGTGGAGCAGGAAGCCCAGTAACATCAATTTTTGGAAGTTCTCCTCAACCTTTTTATGGACCCACAAATGGAGTTTATGCAGGAGGAGGTGGAGGATCTTATGATGCTAGATATTCAGGTGGTGCAGGTGGTGCAGGTTCCGGTGGTGGTTCAGCAGGAGTAGGACCAGGAAACTCAGCAGTAGGTGTAGTTAATTCAGGAAGTGGTACGGGCGGCGGTGGATATGGTAGTGGCACTGGTGGATCTGGTAATGCCGGATCAGGTAGAGTTTTAATTAAAGAAAATTCAGCTAGTATTCCAGCAAGCGCTCCAGGCGTTTGGTCAATGCAATCGTTATATTCAAATGTTAGAGCAGGGACTTGGACTAACTAGTAATTGACAAACTCATAATATTCTTTTATATTGTTTTTATAAAGACATATGCAATTACAAAATTATTACTATTGGTTTAAAGATGCCATACCTCATCATGTATGTGATGACATTGTGCGTTATGCAAAATCTATTCAAGATGAAATGGCAGTTACTGGTGGGCTAGGTAATAGAAAATTAAATAAAAAAGAAGTACAAGATTTAAAAAAGAAAAGAGATTCTGATATAGTTTGGTTAAACGAACGTTGGATCTATAATGCAATTCATCCTTATATTCATCAAGCTAATAGAGACGCTAATTGGAATTTTGAATGGGATTTTTCTGAGTCTTGTCAATTTACAAAATATAAAAAAGGCCAGTACTATGATTGGCATTGTGATAGTTGGGATAAACCTTATGATTCTCCCAACACACCGAGTCATGGTAAACAAAGAAAATTATCAGTAACTTTATCTTTATCTGATGACAAAGATTATAGTGGTGGAGAGTTAGAGTTTGACATGAGAAATTTAGATCCAGATAAGAAAGCCAACACTCATGTATTAAAAGAAATAAGATCTAAAGGTTCTTTGGTTGTATTTCCTTCTGATGTATGGCATAGAGTGAAACCGGTTAAACGTGGTGTTAGACATAGTCTAGTAATTTGGAACCTCGGATGGCCATTTAAATAGGAAAAATATGAAAAAAAAAAAGAAAAGAATTAAAAAACCTAATTACCCTAAACAATTAAATAGAGAAGATTATTTTAAATGTCCTATATGGTTTGGTGATGCACCAGAATTTGTTAGTGAAATAGATAAAGCTTCAGATAAATATATAGATGAAGCTAGAAAAAATTTACAGCCTGATATAGATAAACATAACAAGACAAATAAAACTAAGGGTGATCTTGGTAGTGTTTATCATTCAACTACTTTGATAGGAGACCCTGCATTTAAAGTATTAACAGATTATATTGGTGCAACATCTAACAATCTATTACTTGAAATGGGTTTTGATATGAGAGGTCATCAATTATTTACTACAGAAATGTGGGTACAAGAATTTGCCAAAGATGGTGGTGGACACCATACATTACACACACATTGGAATGGACATATGTCAGGTTTTTATTTTTTAAAAGCTAGTGATAAAACATCAATGCCTTTGTTTGAAGATCCAAGAGCAGGTAATGTTATGAATCTTTTACCTGAATTAGATAAATCAAAAGTAACATATGC